AAAACCGGCTTCCAAGCATTCCAACGTGGCCGAGAGGTTCACAAAGCCACTGGCTGCCAAGTCATGGGTTACGTCCCCATGGCGACCCTGCCAGTGTCACGGCTGGCCGTTGCGCGCGCGCCAGTGCAGCAGCAGCAGGCACCAGTGGGCAGGTTCAGCGACTCCCTCAGTTCCCTGATGGACACAGCAAAAAGCTTTAAGGGGGAGCCAGAGGCAGCCGTAGATTCGCCCAGCGCAGCAACAGAGGATCACGCGCCGCAAGGCATGAGCGAGGCCGCCACCGCTGCATACGGCAAGCTGGTTGATGCCTATGGGCAGCCCCTTGCCATCAACAGCGCGTACCGCGACCCAAAGCACAACGAAGAAGTTGGTGGCGCAAAGGGAAGCCAGCACACCCACGGCAATGCGTACGATATTGACGTATCCAACATGCCGCACGACGAACGTCTAGCTCTGGCCGATCTTGCGTGGGATTCTGGCTTTCGCGGCATTGGGTTTTACGACAACAGCATGCACTTTGACGTTGGCGATCCACGCTCGTGGGGGCCATCGCACAGCAGGGACAGCATCCCAGAGTGGGCGCAGCCCTTTACTGAGGAGCGTTATGGCTACGCATCTGGTGGCCGCACGTTGGACAAGTCTGGCTTGTACAGCAAAGCCCTTGAGGTTGCCCGCAGCATGCAGCAGAAACGCGGCACCCCAGAGCAGTTCATGGCGCAATTGAAAAACTCCAAGGGCGTAAAGCCTGCCGAGATCGAAGCCATTGGCATGCCCACGGGCGACAAGATAACGCGCGATGAGTTTGTCCAGCATATCGCCAGTAAAGTCCCCAAGCTCTCGACTGCGCAGTACGGTGAAAACCCATCATATTTGCACCACGGGGAGCGGCAGTTCATGCGCGACACATGGGGTAAGGAAGACCTACCTCCAGAAGACCAAGAGAAATGGAATACCATTCGGTTGCGACAAAATTCAACGCCATTCCATGAGCGAAATGCTCTCGGTGATGATGTTGAGCCTGGATACGAGGAGTATTCTACCCCTGGAGGCGACAACTACAGGGAGCGTCTGATCAAACTGGGCGGGGAAAATCAGTACCAGTCCAGCCACTGGAATGCGCCAAACGTCCTTGCCCACATCAGGATGAAAGACCGTGACGCGCCCAACGGCGACAGGCTCCTGCATGTCGAGGAAATTCAGTCTGACTGGGGCCAGCAGGGCCGCGAGAGGGGCTTTCACGACCCCAAGAACCCGTATGAGGTCTACCGAATAGGCACCAATGAGGTGGTGTCGCGTCACCCAGATTATGGCTCGATGTGGGATGCGTACCGCACACACCCAGAGAGCAGCGGTATGAACTATGGTGATGCTAGGGAGAGAAAAATCCCAGCCGCGCCATATGTCCAGAACACCCAGCACTGGACTGACTTGGCCATGAAGCACGTCATGCGTGAGGCCGCCTTGGGGGATTACGATGGTGTCATCTTTACCCCAGGTCAGGTTCACGCAGACAGATACGGCATGGAAGACGCGAGCGGGATGAAGGGGTATTACGATAACATCGTACCCAAGAGCGCACTCAGCACTGTTCAGCAGCACGACCCATCCATCAAACCACAGACCATGAACGTGAATGGTGAGTATGACGCTACGCACATCCCACTGACAGACACGGCGAAAGAGTCTATACTGAAGAACGGGTTCCCAATGTTCAATCGGGGCGGCACCGTTGATGCTGCCCTAGCTCTAACTCGCGGATTTACGAAGGACGGGAAGTCTGCTATAAGTGCGCTCAAACCCAAGGGGAAGTGACATGGAAGATATTGTGAAGAGGGCCTTGAGTCTGACAAAAGGGAAGCCCTCCAATCCTTTAAAGGGTACCCCCTTGGGGGATGACGAAATCAAGGATTTATCCAGTCTTCTTTCTAACGTCCGCAACACAAGAGCTGGCAGGATGCATGAAAGGTATCAATCCTTGCCGCCAGAGCAGTCTATTCAGACTATGTACGGCGACCTTTTGGATTTGGCAAAGCAAGGCAAACCTGGAAAACTTTGGTACGAAAAAAGCTCAAAACGCATTCTGCAATATCTTGGTGGCGACAAGAACGCCGCTGACAAGTTTGCTCAGTTGATCGCTATCTACAGCCCCCAAACAACCGTACCTATAAACACAGGCAATGCCATCAAGGCGTACAACCGAGCCAAGACTGGCAGCAAGCTTTGGGATGGAGACATCGTAGATCGGGATCGCACTTTTAACAGCATTAAGGAATCTAGCGATTATGTGAAGTCTTTAGGTGGCGAAAACGCTGGAATTACCAAGGTTCCTTTGGACGACAGTGGAAAAAGATTCTTGATTGCGCGCCACAAACCTAAATCGTACGAAAACATTGCCACTGCCGACAGAGACTTAAAGGCCCACTTGTTGATGAATGAAGGTATTCCGTTTGAGGGCCGAAAGACGAACAACTTTTACAACAACTTGATGGTTCACATCGATCCATCCCGCCTTCAGGGGTCAACACAAGACCTTTGGATGGCGCATGCTTTTGGCTTTCCAGATACTACCATTGGGGCATCTGGAAAATATGATTTTATGGAGAAAATAACAAAGCGCCTTGCCGATCAACTAGGCTGGCGACCACACCAAGTGCAGGCTGCAATTTGGACTGCCATCAAGACGCGCATGGAAGGCGTTGCCAACGATGCAAAGAAGGCAGCCATTGATAAGGGCATGGCTTCAATGCAAATGGGGCCAAAGGGCAAACCAAGGTTTGCTATCAATGAGGGCATGGAGGACAAGGTTGCCGAGTTGCATCGGGACATGGCCCTCGGCAAGAAAGTTTCCAAAAAAGAAATATTGGATAGTTCAAAAGACTTTTCCGATTTCATGGATCAGAACCTGTCGCACATCACTTGGGAGTCAGCCCCAAGTAAGGATGTTTCTCACCTAAATGGCATTGAAGAATTGCCGCCAGAAGCCAAGGCCGAGTACCACGGTCTTGCGTCTAAGGCCCTGCAAGACAAGGATGGCAATGACCTTCTTGCAAAATATTTGGGCATCATGTCCCCAGGTGCAACAGACGCACCTGGATACTGGCAAGGAAAGACAAACCCAGCCTCCCACACCATGGTGGGAACCACGCGCGTCAAAGCAGCATTGCAAAAGCCAGATATTGACGAGCCGTCCAAGCAACTCTTAGACATATATGCCACCGCTAAAGGTTTGCTCCATAAGCAGGATGGTGTCGGCTATCATCGACCATTTTACAATCCGCAGATTACCCAAGCCAATGGCATTGAGTACAGCTTTGACAAAGACTTGACTGACGACCACATCAGAAATATTGGACAATCCCTTGATGGGGCGTTGAGTGGGGCATCTCTTGTACCTGTTAACAACAGAAAAGTTCGTGTTTTAAACTTCTCTGGTCAACACGAGGAAGACCAGCGTGGTTTTCACAGGGTAGTTGACAGCGTGATTTCTAAGGCCACTCCAGACACGCACACGGCAACAAAGCGTGTCTTCGCATCTGACGGAAATCTTGTAGAAAACGATTGGAAGGTAGACAAAAATGGCGAAAATTATAAACAAAGGCTTAGTGCCGCAGGACGACCCGATGTTCACGAATTCGTTTCAAGTGTTCTCGCCCCACGGCTCGAAGCGGTTGACCGCGAGTTCGCGGAAAAGCACGGCCTCAAAACAGACCCCCAGCTTGAACAAAGCATCCGAGCGCCACAAGCCGTTCAGCAAGATGTCGGACGCGGAACATCTGACATATTTGGAAAAAATGTACCAAGACCACGTCAGGCGTTTTCAAAAGGGGGAGACGCAACACCAACCTCGCAGGACAACCCTGAAGGAATGGAAGGAGTTCCTGAAGAAAGATCATCCGATCTTTTAGGGAACGGTAGAAACTTCACTGGTTTCTTTTCAAACATAACGTCAGGGCTGACTGGTGCGCCAGCGTCCAAGGATGCTTACAAGCCAGCTTTTGATATTTCTGGAATTTCCCCATTTTCTCAGGAATATCATAAGCACTTAGGCAAGTTTGATGACCATATTGGTATGTCCATCCCCAGCTTTCGTGAAACCCAACAGGCTGTTGGACATGCCATAGCAAAAACCTTTCCCGAAGGTGGCGACATGATTGATATTGGTGCGTCTGAGGGCGCTCTCAACAAGTCCATCAGCGCCCTAACTGGCGGTCGCATGAGAACTGTTGCTCTTGACCCTAACCCGTCAATGGAAAATTCATTCAACTCAATTTCAAAAGTACCTGGAGCTGAATACGTTGTTGGAGCTTACGGTAACAAGGAAGATGAGGGAAAAACCGCATGGAACGAGGATGACATTCTTCACGACAAAAACGGCGTTCCCCGCCCGAATCCGTATGCGGGAATGCCAATCAAGTATTACACGCCTGATCGCAAGTTTGATGTCGCTCATGAGGCAATGGTGTTTCAATTCATGAACGGCAACAGGCATGCGCAAGTTGCGCGGGCAAAAGAGCTTCTTCACCCCCACGGTATTTTGATCAATGAGCAAAAATTTGTTCCAGGTGAAGGCCTGACAAGTGATGAGTTCGCGGCAAACGAAGCGAAGAAGGACGCATACAAGGAGAAGTTCTTTACAAAAGAGGATATTGCCAAGAAGGCGGCAGCAATTCTCCATGGTAAACAGGACGAATTTGCAGCGGAGCAAAAGGCAAAGGAATCCGCCGTTGTTGGTATGCACGACCTACAAGTTCCCCCTGGTGAAATGGAAAGGGTTTTGAAGAAACACTTCAAACACGTTGCCCAAATTTGGGACAGCGGGAACTTTAAGGGTTACGCATCATCAGATAGCCCTGAGCATCTCAATAGATTTTTGTCGCACCTTCCAAATATGAATTCTGAATTTTCTACCGTCAAAACGCCAAGGAAAGTTGAGAGTGATACAACTGGGAATGATGTGGTCAAAAAGGCGCTCAAGCTGACAAACGGCATGTAGAACATAGATCGTGCATTGGCCCTCACTTCGGTGTACAATAGGAAGCACAACAGGGACGCCTGACAACCTCAAGAGGATCGAGAAATGGACGCTAAAAGCCTACGCGAGGCAATGAAGGAGAAGGCCAAGCGCCTCTCTGGAGCCACTTCGGAAAAAGTTGACGCATCGACGTTCACCCCAGCGGAACCGTTGAACGCAGACGTGAAGACGGGCGCTCGCCCCGTATCGCGCCGCGCATTCAAGGTCGGCGGCAAGGTTCAAGGCGCTGAAGCCATGAGCCACGCTGGCCGCACCCCGCGCAAGTCGGGTGGCAAGGCTGAATATGCCAACGCATTGGTCAATCGTAACGTCAAGGATGCCAACGAAGAGCGCGAAGGCAAGAAGCATGTTGGCGGCTTCAAGAAGGGTGGCCGTACTGGCAAAATGGACGGCGGTGAAATGAGCCGTCCGATGCCACGCCCATCGCGCGAGATGATGGACGAGATGGGGATTTCCCCCATAACCACGATGGCCACGTCCCCACGACCAAAGCCCCGCCCATCGCCTGAGCGGATGCGGGAGATCATGGATGCAGTTCAAACCCGACAGGGCATAGACATGCTTGATCGTGCTGCCAAATATGGCGATGGTCAGAAGAATGGCGGCAAGATCGAAAGCAACGGCTATGCCCGTGGCGGCAGCAAGATGAAAAAGGCTGCTGAACGTGATATTGGCGAGATGATGGCGGAAGAAGAAATGCCATCCTACAAGGCAAAGAAAATTGGCCGCAAGGCTATGAAAGATATGCCGACAGCAGATATGCGCAAGAAAATGGGCGATGACCGCACCATGGAGCGTGGCGCTTTTATGCCGTCAATGCATGACGACCCGCAATTGAAGCGTGGCGGCAAGGCTGAAAAGTTTGAAGGCTCCGCCAAGGACGAGATGCAGGACAAGAAGTTGGCAGCCAAGCGCGGCATTTCCATGAAGGAATGGGAAGCATCCAAGGCCGACGACAAACACGACAAACAAGAGTCGATGAAGGGCCTGAAGTCGGGTGGCCGCACCGCGAAGAAGGATGGCGGTGGCCTGTATGCCAACATCCACGCCAAGCGTGAGCGTGGCGAGAAGATGCGCGATGCTGGTGACGAGGGTGCGCCAAGCGCCAAGGACTTCAAGGATGCAGCCAAAACCGCCAAGAAAGACGGCGGCAAGGCCATGCACCACAAGGACTGCATGTGCAAGGCATGCGGTGGCGCTTCAATGTCGGAAGAGGGTGGCCGCACGGCCCGCAAGTCGGGCGGTAAGGTCGGCAAGAGCAACATCAGCATCAACATCTTCCCGCACAACGCCGAGAAGGCTGGCGCTATGCCTGTCCCGCCCGCTGGCATGCCACCCATGATGAAGCCACCAATGCCTATGCCAGCGCCTGCTCCTATGCCATCAGCGCCGCCTCCAGCCCACATGTCTATCCCACCAGGCCTACAGCAGGCTATGGCGGGCGCTGCTGGCGCTGGCCCAATGCCACCCGCTGGCGGTGCAATGCCTCCACCTATGATGAACCGCCCCCCAATGCCCGCACCCATGATGGGCCGCAAGGCAGGCGGCAGGGTTGCGTACCCGATCACTGGCGGCGCTGGTGGTGGACGCGCCCGCAAGGAAAAGGTCGATGCCTACGGCGAGAAGATGAACAAAGACCTCAAGAAATAAACCTGTGGGGCCAGCTAAACACTGGCCCCTCTCTTCAAATATTAGGATGAGCCATGATTACGACCGTGAGTACCGCCTTTGAGCGGGAACTTCTCAAATTCATTTCAGAGCGCAAGGCAGAGATCGTCAGCAACATGGCTGGCGGGCTTGCTATAAAGACTATTGAGGAATATCGTGAGGCGGTCGGAAAGGTTGCCGCATTCAACGAAGTCATCTCAATGTGCGATGAAGTATCCGCAACTATTAACAAAACCATGTAAGGATTAGCCATGCCCCATATGCCCATGAGCCATGAGGAAGACCCCAAGCAAAAGCTTCTAGAGCAGCTTGGGGACATCTCTGACATTGAACTTTTTCACAACCAAGTGCTTTTGGCCGTGTATTTGCGGCCAGAGAAAACCAAATCGGGCCTGATCCTGACGCAGGGTCACCTTGATGAAGACCGTTACCAGTCGAAAGTCGGCCTGTTGATCAAGCGCGGGCCTCTCGCATTCGAGCAGGACGGCAATTGGTTCACTGGAATGACGTTTAATGACCACGACTGGCTCATTTTCCGCCCATCTGACGGCTGGTCGATCACCGTCAATGGCGTTTTGTGCCGCATTTTTGATGACATCAGCATCAAAGGCCGCGTTCCCCACCCAGATTCCGTTTATTGAAGGTGAAAAACCATGGATGAAGAAGAAATTGAAATTGTACTTGACGATGCGGTTGAGACTGCGGTCGAAAAAGTCGAGGAAACGCGCGCCCCCGACATTCAGGAGTCAGTTCTTGAACTGAAACGGCAGTTGGCTGCCGAGCGAGAGGCCCGTGTTGCTGCCGAAAAGCGGGCGCACCATGCAAACAACGAAAAAGACGACACCGAAATCCAATTGGTGTCCAGCGCCATCGACAGTGTGTTGCGCGACACTGAAATCCTCAAGAGCAATTACCAAATTGCTATGCAGACTCAGGATTTTGCCAAGGCGGCTGACATTCAGCAGCTTATGGGCGAGAAATCTGCGCAGTTGCAGCAGCTTCGCAACGGACTGGAGGCTATGAACTCCAAACCGAAGACCCCAGAGCCTCAATTTGTCCCCGCAGACCCCGTCGAGGCTTTTGCATCGCGCCTTTCGGCCACATCGGCAGACTGGGTGCGCCGCAATCCGCAATTCGTCACCGATCAGCGCCTGAATCGCAAGATGATCCGCGCGCATGAGGATGCGGTTGACGATGGCATCGCTGTGGACACGCCAGCATACTTTGCCGCCATTGAGGCGAAGCTTGGCGTGACCAAAACCACCGACACTGGCGACCAATACGCCGCAAAGGTCACCCAGCGCCGCGATGCCGCCCCAGCCGCAGCGCCAGTGAGCCGTGGCACAGGCACTGGCAGCAAGAACATTGTCAGGCTGTCCGCAGCGGAGCGTGAGGCGGCGCATGACATGGGCATGACCGAGAAGGATTACGCCACGCAGAAGATTGCACTTATCAAGGAAGGTAAACTCAAATGAGTGATGATGAATTTCAGAAAGTTACGAAAAGTGTACGCCCAAGCGTGAGGCCACAGCCTGTCGCAAAGGAACAGCCACGCGATGCGGCTGCCCGCGCCGCAGAACTTCGCAATCACAGCGACACAGACAGCGGCAGCGACGAGTTCTTCGTGGAGCCAGGCATCATCCCCGATGGCTGGAGCTATGAGTGGAAAATGCGGACTGTTCTGGGCGCTGAAGACCCCGCCCACCAAGTGGCTCTACAGCGCAAGGGCTGGGAAATGGTGCCAGCCTCTCGTCACCCTGAGATGATGCCACTGGGGTACACAGGCACCATGATCATCCGCAAGGGCATGGTTCTGATGGAGCGGCCACTGGTGATCACGCAGGAGGCGCGCGACATTGAAAATCGCCGCGCCCGCCTGCAAGTCCGCGCCAAGGAAGAGCAACTGTCTGCCGCGAAACCTGGTGAATTTGAGCGCGCCAACAAGGGTGAAAACTTGGCCCGCATCAAAAAGGGCTATGAGGCCATGCCAATCCCAGAGTGATCAAGTTCAACGCCTTCGGCGTGTAATTTGCGCCGAAGGCACCCCAATATTATGAATAATGGAATTAAATATGGAACTCCAAGAGAGAATGACAAAGACCATTCTGGGTCAGTTGACGTGGGCCAATCCAGAGATGAACGCAAAGTGTGAGGATTGCCAGCACTTCAAGGGCGAGGTCGGCAAAGCACCTCTGGGCAAGTGCGCGCTTGTGAAGGCGCACACAAAGAAGGCGGGCGCATCTTTTGATGGCAAGATTGCTATTGCCTGTTCAAAGTTTGAACGATAATAGTTGCAAGCGGCAAATGGTAAAGACAGCAAGACCCCACCTGACGGGGGACAACAACGCCTGAGTGGAAATCTGCCCAGTATTGGGGATGTGCGGCGCAACCGCTGAAAAGAGAAGCTCATGGTGGGGGGATGCCCCCTTAAAATTGCGTCAGGGCCGCACCCTTTACTTAAAACAAAAATAGATGTATGGTGTATTTATCCAGCCCCTCGGTGGGGCAGGCTCATCACCCCCTTGGTCATAAATCGCCTCGGTGCGCGAAATAGGCCTCCTGTAAAGGAGATTTCCGCATGGCAAATACGTTTGCGCCTATCGGTTTCGCCCAGTATTCAGGCGCTGGATCGGCTCCAACCTACGAGCAGACCATCGCCTCGATTGCATCGGGCAATACGACCCCAATTTTCTTCAACGACCCCGTGATGCAGGCCACCAACGCCACTGGCGTAGGCACTGGCTACATCACCCAAGCGAGCGGCCCAATCACCCTGACCGTAGCTGCTACGGGTATCGTTACTGCGGCCACTGGCGCAATGACGATCACGTTCACCGCGATCTCGTCAAGCACCGCAAACATCCCAACCTTCGCATCGACCAACTGGGCAGCCCCAGTGGGTTCCGTTGTGGTTGTGACCAACGCCACTGGCGTTCCAAACGGTGTCTTCACGGTGACCTCGGCCACCTCGACCACTGTCGTGGTTCAAAGCACCACCGCCACCGCCGCGACCTCGTCGGCCTCGACCCCCGTGGTCACCGTTTACATCCCCGTGGCTGGCGTGTTCACTGGCTGTAAGTACCTGTCGGTATCGCAGAAACGCACCGTCTGGTCGAACTACTGGCCTGGCTCGGACGCTTCGACCGATGTATATGCCTACGTCATCACCGACCCGAATGCCCGCTTCACCGTGCAGACTGGTAACTCGAACACCACGGCGACCGCTGTCGGCCAAGCCAACGTGGGCGAGAACATCGGCTTCAACTGGCAAGATAGCACTGCAACGGGCGAAACGAATGGCCGTACCTCGACTGGTATTTCCACCATGTTCGCTGACCAATTCACCCTGTCCTCGACTGGTGTATTGGGCGCAAACGCTGCATTGCCGTTCCGCATCATCGCGCTCGCCAACTTCACGCCTGGCCAAACCTCGCCACTGGCTGGGATCAACGGCAATGACGTTACGAGCGCGTACAACGAGATCATCGTTGGGTTCAACAATGCAATGCCTCGCAACTTTGCTGGCGTGTAAGGAGATAGAAAATGGCTGTCAATCTTTCAGCAATCAAAGACCTTCTCCTGCCAGGCTTGCGTGGTATTGAAGGCAAGTACGAGATGATCCCATCTCAGTACGATAAAATCTTCACGAAGCACAACTCAAAGATGGCGCTTGAGCGCACCGCAGAAATGCGCTTCTTGGGCTTCGCGCAGTTGAAAACCGAAGGCGGCCAAACCGCATTCGACAACGGCGCTGGTGAGCGTTTTATCTACAACCAAGAGCATACGGAAATCGGCTTGGGCTACGCGATCACTCGCAAGGCCATTGACGACAACCTGTATAAAACGCAGTTTGCACCCTCGAACCTCGGCTTGGTGGAATCGTTCCAGCAGACCAAGGAAATCTACGGCGCGAACATCCTGAACACCGCAACCACCTATAACGGTGCAGTCGGCGGTGACGGCGTGGCTCTGATCTCGACCTCGCACCCAATCGATGGTGGCACGGTCGCAAACCGCCCCACGACCGATGTGGAACTGAACGAGGCAACCCTGCTGAACGGCATGATCTCGATCCGTACCAACTTCCGCGATCAGGCTGGCCTGAAGGTCTTCGCTCGTGGCCGCAAGTTGATTGTCCCGCCCCAACTGGAACCAGTCGCAATTCGTCTGACGAAGACCGAACTGCGCCCAGGCACAGCGGACAACGATGTCAACGCGATCATGTCCACCGCTGGCGGCCTGCCAGAGGGCTACATGGTCAACGACTTCTTGACCTCGACTGGCGCATGGTTCTTGCTGACCAACATCGACGGCCTGTCCTACATGGAGCGGGTAAAGTTCGAGACGGACATGCAGGTGGACTTCGTGACGGATAACTTGCTTGTAAAAGGATATGAGCGTTACTCGTTCGGGTACTACAACTGGCGCTCGATCTTCGGCTCGTTCCCAACCTAAGCGAAAACTGGAGGGGGTTTCGGCCCCCTCCGTCATCTAGGATCAATCGGACGATCTGACCGCCCTAGCGGACTTTGCACAGACAGGCCGTCCATATCGTGCAAAAGGAGCCTCAAATGGGCAAGACTACTTTCACTGGCCCGATTCGCGCGGGCAATATTCTAAACACCTCTGGCACCACCCTCGGCCAAGACGTTAAAAACGTTGGCTCGGTTGTCATGGTTCAGGCTTACCCAATCACCCAAGCCCTGACTGCGACCGCGCTGGCAACCACCATTGTGCTGCCCGCAAACAGCCACATCCTGAACATCCAAATGCTGAACACCACAGCGTGGGATGCGACCAACACCCTGAGCGTTGGCACATCGTCAACCGCAACCGAGCTTGTCGCCCTGACCGCGATGACCGCTGGCCTTATTGGCCTTAACCCAGGCACGGATGCCACGCGCACCGCGAATTGGGATGACACTGGCACCACCGACAAGCGCATCTGGGTCAAGTCGGCCAACACTGGCGCAGGCGTTGGCACCATCACTGTTCGTTACATCCAAGCGCACGATCTCGCATAATGGAAAACGGCATCCGCGTTGGGAACAAAAAACCCTCGATGACCGTCGATAAATCGGTCGATGTGGGCAAGCCTTCGGTTACCGAAGACTTCACCCCGCACAAGCCCACTGGAAGCCGCACCGTAATGGGTGGACAGGCAGTACATGGTATGCCACTGATGTCTGCGGCTGCGGCCAAGGCAAAGTAACAGGGGGGCCTCACGGCCCCTCAACCCCATCTAGGAGACAAGTATGACCCCCGTCACAATCTCAAAAACTGGCACTGGGCGGAGCGCGGTCATTGCGTCTGACAGTTTCCAAAACCCCTTCAATGTCGGCATTGTCGCCGTGGTGTCTGGCACGGCCACGTTCAACATTGAAATCTCAATGGATGACCCGTCAGTGGTGACCCCATCTGTGTGGGCTGTTGACGCTGGATTCTCGGCCAAAACCGCATCCACCAATGGCTCGATCACCGTGCCTCACCACGCCCTGTCCATCAACATCACCTCTGGCTCTGGCACCGTCACAGCCTATGTGGTTCAGGCGGGCATTCGGTAATGGCAAAATCGCCCGCATGGACACGCAAGGAAGGCCAAGACCCCAAGGGTGGCCTCAACGCCAAGGGGCGCGCATCAGCCAAGGCGCAGGGGATGAACTTGAAGCCCCCAGCGCCGAACCCAAAAACTGAAAAGGACGCTGGGCGCAAGAAGTCATTCTGTGCTAGAATGTCTGGCATGGAAGGCCCCATGAAGGACGAGACGGGAAAGCCAACCCG